TCGAGGCCATGGAAGAGGTCCAACAGCTACTCGTTGATGAGGGTGTCTCCCAGGAGAACGTGGACAAGTTCTATAAGCCCTATGTCGATCGCGTAAAGTTACAACAAAAGCGCAAGGCCTCGATGTTAAAGCAGGCCCAGGCTACTCAAGAGGCTATCTCTGACGATGCCCGTGGTATACCACCCGGTCCCTTCAGGCCCGAGAAGGTAGGCTCTCTGTACAGTGAATTAAAGCCAGACCAAGTACCAACCCAGACCCGCAAGGCCTACAAGCTGATGAAGGTGCAGTCATCTCGTAATGGGGTAGTTATGCCTCTGTTTGCAAAACCTGATGGGCAGACCCAAGGCTTCTTAGCCAACCGCTGGTATAAAGCCGAAGATCAACAGCCCACTATTGGTGCAAAACCACTGGCTAGGCGTCCTGGTATTCACGCAGTCAATCTACCAGTGTTTGACCAGGGTAAAGCTAATGTGAAGGGTTCTCAACGTGTTTGGGTGGAGGTTGAACTACCTGAAACAACCGCAGAAACTCAAGCTGAGAGTGACGCCTCACTAAATAGCCAAGGTAAACTAGACGGTGTACAGGGGCGTCTTATTAATCCCAATGAAAGTTACGATTACAAGACCAATCCCAGTGCAACCAATGATGCCGGTGGTTGGCCTGTAGCGGGGTCAATGAAGGTACTTCGGATCCTAGCTGACGGCGAGGTCTCCGAAATCCTAAATGCTAATGGCCTTAGTCACCAGGTGGAAAACTCTACCACCCAGATCGACCAGGCAGCCGCAGATGTCCTCAATACAAATATGGGACTAGCAAACATTGCAGGCACACCAGGCACCCGGCCACAATCCAACGACAGCCGTAGTATTCCTGAAGGCGCACCCCGCCAGTTTGGCGAGAAGACAGATGTCTCTTTAGAAACCAGCCTCAGTAATTCTTTCCAGGCTGCACAGGCCAAGATATATGCCAAAGGCCGTGACTTCAAACTAGACCTCCAGGCTCAGTCCCTGGCAGCCCAGGAGCGCGAGGGTATCGACCTAAACACCCTCGATGAAGCCAACATTGATCGCCTGGCTGACTTTGTGGTCGAGGATGCCACGGAAGCACTAAAAGACAACGAGAATGCCATTGGTTGGTATGGTCGTACAGTAACGCAGGCACTTGAAACTGTAGGTGAGTTACACCCTGAAGTTCTGACAGATCCTAAAGCGAAGATGCAGTTTATTTGGGCCACAGCAGTGACATCTAATGGTCTAAAGGTTGATAAGAACTTTGAGTTGGCTTTGGATGTTTATGAGACACTGAAAGAAACAGGGCGTTTCCCAACTGACGCAGGTATTGGCCAGGCAGCTGCTGCTATAAACAGTGGTCTGGCTCAGTATCATACCATGTTAGAGAAGTTCCAACGGAAGTCTAACTCAGATGAGGGCGCACATAATCTTTTGATTGAGTTTATGAACAGCAAAGTGCCCGTAAAGGAACTTGAAAAGGAATATGGCGTAAAGATATCAGGTGAAGGCAAAAACACCCTAGTGCGCGGTGCCTCAATCTTGGGTCCTAAAATTGGCAACGGGTTTTATTCTAATCTGTACGGTAACTTTGACGAACTAACTATGGACCGCTGGCTTATGCGGACAGTGGGGCGTTGGCGTGGTGGTCTGGTTAAGCTGAACAAACCTATGATTGCTCAGAAGACAAAAGAGATCCAGGGTATGATGCCTGGACTAGAGTTTCAGGCTTTTAAACCTTTATTTGCAGGTTCAGGTGTCAAACTTAGTAACAATATGTCAAATAAGGCTGTCTCTAACTTTGCCAATGCTATTGCAAAAGCATCGATGGACCCAGCCTGGAGATCTGCAATAAATGCTATCCCAGGTGGTGAAAGCCTAAGAAAAGCTGGTAATGGCCTAGCAAAGTACCTAGATGGGCAGGTAGAAGCGCCAGCCGGTGCAAAAGAACGCACATTTATACGCGAGGTATTCCAGCGTGGGTTAAAACGCCTCCAAGATGCCCCAAGTGTACGTCAACGATCTAATGAGCCACTCACGATGAGTGATTTACAAGCATTACTCTGGTATCCAGAGAAAAGGCTGTACGACACAGCCAAGCAGAAAGATGGAGAAAGCCGTGGCTATGAAGATGACGAAGCGCCAGACTACGCAAACGCCGCAAGGAAATCCGTTCAAGATAGATTGGGGCAAGGAGATCGACTGGGATCTTCTGGAGCAGTTGGACCAGGAGGAGGAGGGGCAATCGATCCCAATGCAGGACCTGGTGCCGACAACAGCATCCCCCCAGCCCTCCTCAGCCCCCCTGGGCCAGCTGGTGGACGAACACCCAGGGCCAGTGATGGCGGGGCCTCCAAAGGGCGCACTCTCGCAAGGGTAGCCCTCGCAGCGGTCAAGAAGTTTGTCCCGCCGGTGAAAGCGGCCTTCCAGGTCGGCAAGCCTGGAACCCCAGAAGAGAATGGGATCCAGTCTATCGACCAGGCTCTGAGCTTGGCACACACCCTGGGCATCACTGTCCGTCTATTTGACAGCCAGGAAGAGATGTATGCCTCGCGGCTTGCTGCATATGGATCTGGCGATCCTGCTGCGGAAGCCTCGTTCTATCGGAAGGGTCCTGAAACAGGCGGAAAAGGTGCAGAAGGCACTGTCTTTGGTCTCAACCCAGGAGCTCTGCTGAATGACGGCAGTTCCGTGAGTAACATCCAAGCTCTTTCTGATTTGCTCCATGAGATTGCCCATGGGATGACTTTGGGCCCCTTAGATCTGAATGGTTCCCAGGTTGAAGACACTCTGTTTACCAACCCCCTGACCGGGGAAAGTGACCGGGCACCCATGGGATCCTTTGCTGGTAGTGCTATGAGACCCCTATTGGAACAGACGGGTGACGCCGACATCATGGCAGAGCTAGATAATCTCCAGATGAATGTGGATACTTACACAACCAAAGATCCTTCGCAGCGTCATGCGGTACGGGAAGTTCGTAAGTTGATGGACAATCTCAAGGATTGGAAGGGTTATTACCAGAAGCAGTTTGATGCCGGGCAAATCTCCCAAGCTGAGGTAGACACAGGCGTGGCCAACCGTGAGGAGCAGGCTGACTACTACACTAACTACATGCAGAGTGTACGCGAGTTGGCTGTTGATCCCGTGTTGGTTTACCTGATCAACCCTAAGCTGGCGAAAGCGGTTATGCCTAAGACGGCTGCCCTTATCAGGCAACAATTCAACAACGCCGGTAACAACAAGGTCAAATTCTTCAACCACCCAGCTGCTATCGTCATGGCTACGGTCATGGCTATGCTGGCCCAGGCTATGGCTGAAGAAGAGGAAGAGAAGCAGCGGATGCAGATGCCTCCGGGTGCTCTAAGTCCCCCACCTCCGGGTATGGGTGCCCTTTCCGCGTAAAACTAATGAGGTCCCTTCGGGGGCCTCTTTTTCTTTGGAGAGCAACATGAATAAAACCGCACTGGACCTGGTTCCAATCCTACGGGCAATTGAGGATGTAAAACACTCACATCTTCTGTCTGAAGCCCAGCGCCTGGTTATCTTTGGGGAGATACGGAAGAGCGTACCTGAGCCAGTCTTTTGTCCTCAGTCTCGCCTCACGCTCTCAATCATAAACAGTATATTGGAGACGATGGATGGGAGCACCAAACCAGCCGCGAAAGAAAGCACCAAGGCCGCCAAAGCAATCCCAAAAGGCAAGGCCGATATCAACAAACCCAATAGCAAGACAGCATCAAACACCCGAGGGACGCGAAAAGTTCCGTCAGATGCTGGCAAATCGAAAGAATAAAGGCGGCAGACCCAAGGGCACTCCTGATGGTTACACAGCTGCTGCAATTGAGCCTATCCGCAAGAGGGCCAAAGAAGACGCAGAGAGGATCGTAACGATCATGGCAAAAGAGAACGAAATTGATGACGTGTATGCGATCGAGGCCCTACGGGCTGCTGTAGAGATCATGCGCGAACCTGGTCAAAACCGGGACCGTCTAACAGCTGCCAGGATGGTCCTGGATTTCACTAAAACCAAACCAGCTGCGAAGAGCGAAGTCACCATTGGCAAAGCTGAAGCCTTCCTGGAGTCGCTCCTAGTAGCCACCCCAGAAGAAGAGCAAATCGAAGATGGACAAGAGACTTAAACAAGTTCGACAGAGACTATACGACGACTTTAGTTTCTATTCGGAGGCTGCACTCAAGATCCGCACCAAGGATGGTGACATCCAACCTCTAAAACTCAAGCCTGCCCAGCACATCCTCCATGAGGCTGTAGAGAAGCAGATGGCGTCTGAAGGTAAGGTGCGTATCATCATCCTGAAGGCCCGGCAGCAAGGTCTCTCGACCCACGTTGGTGGCTATCTGTATTTCAACGTGTCGCAACGCAAAGCCTGTAAAGCGATGGTCATCACGCACCACTCAGACAGCACCCGTGCGCTTTTCGATATGACCAAACGATACCATGACAACTGCCCAGAGCTCCTGAAGCCGCACACAAAGTATAGCTCCCGCCGGGAACTTACATTTGATGTCTTGGATAGTTCATTTGTTGTTGCCACCGCCGGTGGTGAGAGCATTGGTCGAGGTGAGACCCTCACGCACGTCCACGCCTCAGAGCTTGCGTTCTGGCAAAAGTCTACGGCCCTGGAGAACTGGAATGGTATGACCCAGGCGGTCCCTAACAAGCCTGGCACTGCTATTTTCGTTGAGAGTACGGCTAACGGCGTCAGTGGTATCTTCTATGATCTATGGAAAGGTGCTGTTGATGGCACCAATGGCTATGTGCCGGTGTTTATCCCCTGGTTTCTCGACCCTGAATATAGGGAGCCTGTCCCTGAGAACTTTGAGCCAACACCTGAAGAAGAAGAGTTGGTTGCCAAGTACGACCTAGACGATGAGCAGCTTATGTTTAGGCGACGTAAGATCGCCCAGAACGGCATAGATCTTTATCGTCAAGAATATCCCGCAGAGCCTTCAGAAGCCTTCCTGACGACCGGGCGTCCTGTCTTCAACCCAGAGGGGCTCCAGAAGAGCCTAGATGAAGCTCCTGATCCAACACAGCGTATGGCCCTAGAGGGTGGTGAATGGATCGATAATATCCGAGGTGAGCTTACCCTATACAAGACGATCGACCCCGGTGAGAAATACACGATCGGTGCTGATGTTGCGATGGGTGTCAGAGGGGGTGACTTCTCAGTCGCCCAGATCCTCGACAGTAAAAAGCGCCAAGTTGCGACCTATCGTGCCCAAGTTCACCCCGACTACTTTGCTGAGGTCCTCTACAAGTTAGGTGAGCTGTTTAACTTTGCTTATATAATTGTGGAGAACAACTCTCACGGCATCTTAACCTGTACTCGCCTGGGTAAAGATATGGCCTATCCAAACTTCTTTACTGAAGTCCAGGTAGACAAGCTGACCGATCGAGAGACCATGAAATTAGGCTTCACAACAACGTCCAAAACCAAGCCACTGATCATCGATGAACTCCGGGCAAACGTCCGCGAGGGAGAGATCGAGCTAAACGATAAGACCACAATCCGTGAGATGTTAACCTACATTGTCACCCCTACGGGCGGCATGGAGGCGGAGGGTGGCTGCTTTGACGACACTGTCATGTCTCTTGCACTCGCTAACCACATCCATGAGGGTGCCTGGGAACCAATTGAAGCGTCTGACGCTTACTATATCGAAATGGTTTAATCATGAATAAGAAAGATTATAAGAAACTAGAAGACGACAACATTGTTGCCCTCCTGGATGACAATATTCGCCGCAGCGTAGGCTATTACGACAGCCAGTTATCGCGTGAGCGTAAGCGCGTCATGGATTATTATAATGCAGTCCTCCCAAAGCCAGCCCACGATGGGAACTCCAAATATGTTTCGATGGATGTCTACGATACAGTAGAGAGCATGAAAGCTGCTTTGCTGGAGACATTCTCTACAGGCTTCAAGACCGTTCGATTTGCGCCTCAGAATGCAGATGACCAGCCTATTGCTGAGATAGCCACTGAGTATTGTGACTACGTTGCAAACCGTCAAAACAACCTATTCGAGATCATGCAGACAGTCATCCACGATGGCCTGATAGCTCGGGCGGGTATCGCCAAAGTCTTCTACTACTATGGTGAAGAAAGCCACATCGAGGAGGTCAGTGACCTCACTGAGGAAGAGCTAGACGAAATCCTGATCCAGGATAACGTCGAGATCGAAGAGATTACTGAGGACGTGGCAGGTCTATACTCGGGAGAGCTACGGGTGACCTCAGATGCATCGAAGATTTGCATCGAGAGTATCAGCCCAGAAGAGTTTATCATCGAGGCCCAAAGTAAGGATCTTGAAAGCGTAAACTTCTGCGCACACCGTACTAACAAAACAATCTCAGAGCTCCGTGAGATGGGGTACGATGAGAAGAAGATCGAGAACATTGGTGACCACTCAGATGTAGACCTGGACACAGACGGTGAGGTCCTTTCACGCCATGAAGAAGTAGGCACTAGCCGTGGGTTCTCAAACATCGGTTACCAGGACCAAGTACGCACTGTGACTGTCTATGAGTGCTATATCATGATGGACCCAGAGGCCACCGGCGTTGCCGAGCTTTACCGGGTTGTCAAAGCAGGCAACGTGATCCTGGAGATGGAAGCTACAACGATGCGCCCCTTTGTGGCCTTTGTCCCACTTCCTATTCCTCACGCATTCTTTGGTAACAACTTCGCATCGAAGGTTATCCCAATCCAGAATGCCCGGACTGTACTGACCCGGTCGATCCTCGATCACACAATGATCACTAACAACCCGCGTTATATGGTTGTCAAAGGTGGTCTTACCAACCCGCGTGAACTGATTGACAACCGCGTTGGTGGCATTGTGAATGTGTCACGCCCAGATGCGATCATGCCTATGCCCCAGGCGTCTTTGAACCCGTTTGTGTTCCAGACGTTGGCCATGTTGGATGACGACAAAGAAGACACCACAGGCGTCTCCCGCCTTAGCCAGGGCCTTAACAAAGATGCCATCAGCAAGCAAAACTCAGCCGCAATGGTTGAACAGCTGGCAACTATGTCGCAGCAGCGGCAGAAGATTATCGCCCGGAACTTTGCCAACAACTTCCTGAAGCCTCTGTATCAGATGATCTATAAGTTGGTCATCGAGCATGAGACGGAAGAGAAGATCGTCGAGCTTGCAGGCAACTATGTCCAAATCTCCCCGGCGGAATGGGGATCAAAACGTGACGTGGTTGTTGAGATGCACCTCGGTTATGGTGAGCAGGTTGAAGAAGCCCAGAAATACCTGGCACTACATGGTTTGATGTCACAGGACCCTGTTCTGTCCACGATGTATCAACCTCAGAACCAATATAAGTTAATGTCTCATGTCATGGAGAACAACGGCATCAAGAATGTCGCGGACTACCTGACTCCCCCTGATCAACTCCCACCACCTCAGCCTGACCAGGCCCAGGAGATGGCGATGCAGATGCAGCAGAAACAGCTGGAACTTCAGGAGAGACAAACCCAGATTGCGGAGCTCAAGCAGCAAATGGACGCACAAATCGCACAACTCAAACTTGAACTTGAAGCGACCAAGGCTGAACGCGGCTTCGCAATACAATCTGATGCGACCGATCTGAAAGAGGCGCAGCTGGAGCACAAGCGTATGACCGATATGGCCGAGCTTGAGATCCTAAGGAACGCTGATGATGTCAGAGGTATCGCATCACCAACCGGCTAACTTAGCCAATCTTAAAGAGAGCAACCATGAACGAAGAAGAGCAACTCGTTGAAACTGGCGAGGCGGCTGAGGCCGTCTTGTCTCAACCTGCGTTCAACCAGGTAGTCAATAACCTGGTCGAGCGATCATTCCAGACTTTCGTTAACACTAAGCCCGACCAGGGCTCAGACCGAGAGTTAGCGTACAACCACTATCGCGCACTTGTGGACGTGGTTGAGACACTGAAACAACAGGTGTCCATCAAAGATGAGATACTTGCGAAAGGCGACACCCGCCAAGAGGAGCTGGACCATGAATAACGTCCAAAATGAAGCTACTTCTTTCGCTGCCTACGACGATGTCGATGAAGCAGCAGAAGCCATCCTAGACCGCTGGACAGACGGCGCAAGCCCATCTGACGATGAGGAAATAGAGGCGACAGCTGACGAACCTGTAGAAGAGACAGATGGTTCCGAAGCTGAGTATGAAGAAGATGAAAATGAAGACCAAGAGGAAGACGAAGAAACGGATGAGGACCCTGATGAAGGTGAACCAGACGATGAAGAAGTCGATGAAGACGATGATGGCGAGGCTGACGGAGCTGAACTGTCGGACGACAGTCTTGTTGACATCCAAGTCGATGGAGAAACCAAACAGGCATCCTTGAAGGATCTGAAGCGTCTCTATGGTCAGGAAGCATCTTTAACTCGAAAGTCTCAAGACTTAGCATCCAAACGTAAAGAGGCAGACGATGCCTTACAACGGACGGATCTCAGTTATCAGAAGCTCTTAGAACGAGCAGAAACCCGATATAAGCCCTACCAGGACCTCGACATGCTCGTTGCGTCCAGGACTATGTCGGTTGAGGATTTCTCCGCACTACGCCGGGAAGCCTCAGAAGCTGAAGCGGAACTCAAGTTCCTGAAGGAGGAGTCCAACTCTTTCTACCAGGAAGTGCAACAAAAGCAGGCAGCCCAGCGCCAGGAGATGGCTCAGGAGTGTATCAAAACGCTCCAAGAGACTATCCCGGATTGGGGAAATGCCTTGTACAATGACATCCGTGAATATGCTGTTTCTGTCGGTCTCCCAAGAGAACAGGTTGACCAATACGTTGACCCCAATGTCATCACTCTCCTTAACAAGGCCCGTCTGTATGACCAGGGCAAAGCTGCTGCCGGTACTAAGAAGGCAAAGGCGATGCATGTCAAAACAGCTAAGGGGAAGGTCCTTCGATCGAAGAAGGCACCACCTTCTACCTCGGACATCAATGCTCGTAAGCAATCTGCTGCGGCGCAGCGTGTCCGTGAGAACAGAAGTCGGAATGGTGACATGGATGATATCGCTGAGATGCTCCTATCACGTTGGGAAAGCTAAGTTGTAACTCATAGTCAAACGGCAAGGAGCCATTCAAATGACTGTTTACACAACTTATTCTCAGGTCGGTAAGGCCGAGGACGTTTCCAATATCCTCTCAGATATTACTCCCACAGATACGCCTATGCTGACAATGACGAAGACTGAGAAAGTGTCCGCACGGACGTTCTCATTCCTCGAAGACAGCCTCCGCGCCGCAGCGTCTAACGCTAAGGTCGAGGGCGCAGATGCCGCAGATATCACTCTGATCGACATCGTTGAGCGTACCAACAACACCCAGATCCTGGAAGAAACCTTCCGTATTTCTGGTTCTGCTGATGCGGTAAAAACCTATGGCCGAGCCAAGGAAACCGCACTGCAACTTGGTAAAACTCTCAAGAGCATTAAGCGCGATTTGGAGTTCAGCCTTGTTGGTGTTGACCAAGCAGCTGTCGCTGGTTCGTCTTCCGTAGCTCGTAAAATGGCATCACTGATCAACCAGATCTCTACTGGT